TTCATTTGTAGCTTGCGGGCTGGTATCTGGTGGGGGAGGCTGTTTGCCTTCCCTCCTCCCCCACCAGAGGAAGAATCCGACACGATTACATGTCTCCGCATCATTACCACCCCCCCTGCTAGGCAGAGGACACACCAGTGGTAAGCGGGATAGTCTAGCGTCATCATCCCCCCTTGTGCAACCACCCCCGTTACACACCAGAGGACAGCCTAACCAGCGTCTCCTCCTCCTCGTCGGCAGACAGCAGATTCCAGAGGAAAGCGCGCGGCCAGATTGCCGAGCATGCCGAACATTCGACGCGCTGAACCTGCTCCCCCTCAACGTCCCAGACAGCGACCAGACACGGCTTCTGCACCGTCGCACCGAATTCATCTCGACAAATTCGGAGCTTCTGGTGGCAGACAGGGCACACTCGGTCTATCGGCGTGCGGCGGGTAGGTTGCAGATACTCCTGAATCTTTGACACCCACTCGCTCCACTCCTCCCCAATCCAGACCAGAACAGGAAGACTAGCATGAGCGATATGAGGCATGACGGCACGCATAGTGTCAGCTGGAGATTTCCCCGCCGGCACCCCAACAGCTGCCGCAGTCTCCGCAGCAGAGTGACCAACCGCAGTCCACAAATCTAACGCCGCAACATCCAATGGCGAGCGCGAGCCAGAGGACGACGGCCCCTTCCCGTGCTCCGCACCCTGCTCAGTGACAGCCTGCCGAAGCTGATCTAGCAACGCCATTTCCAACGGAGCATCTTCGAGTGCATCTGCAGGCTCCCCCATATCCTCAGCTCGAACGTGGGCAAAGGCCAAGACATTCAGGATGGCTCGCACCCGGCGGCGCATCTCGGCGGTATCTTGCTCAGTCATTGGCTCAGTTCCTTCACGATTGCGGTCCACATGTCGGGTCTCCACACTCCAGCATCTTGACCTGCCGAAGCGAGCGCGTCGAGCCACTGGATTTGTGCTGCGGAGACTCGCCCCTTCATGGTCTTCAATTCTCTGAAGATGGTTCGCCGCTTGATGGGGTGGACGAGTACCAGGTCAGGAAATCCAGCCGGGGAACGGCGGGAGTCATGGGTGTGGTAGTGCATCCATCCCAGGCGGGTTGCCAGGGTGATGATTGCTGATTGGAATTGAGCTTCAGTCATGGTTCGTGCATTGAGCATCAAATAGTCTTGTGCTTTCACGCTTACCTCCTGGTGGTTCGGCGGGTGCGAGCTCGGCGATGACGAGAGCGTTTAGGTTCAGAGGTGGTCAGGTTTTTAACGGCTTTACCGTCCCGTCCCGACCCGGCGGATTCGAATCCGTCACCCTCCTGATTCAAATCGATTCGGAGTAATTGGGAGGAATTCGCCGCCTGAGTCCCAGCGGAAGGGTCAGTTACAGGGGCACTCTGCTCGCTACCGCGAGCGGCGCCCTGCCCGTTCCCGTCCCGTCCCGACCCGGCGGATTCGAATCCGTCACCCTCCTGATTCAAATCACCTCCCAATTCCTCCCAATCCTGTGAGGGGTCTTGAGAGGTGGTTTTGGGTACGACGAAATGGCCGTTGGAGTCTCCCCCGGTATCCGGTGCACCGGAGACCGGGGTTGGCTCTTCAACGACCTCTGCAGCGGATGCTTGCTCAGCGAGGGCAAGTTCGGCTGCATCGATCTGCGCAGAGAATTCGTCAATCATCTGCTGCGCACTGATGGTCGGCAAAGAGCTGTTGGTGTGCACCGCCGGCAAGGGTTCATCAACCTGCGAACCATCACCATCACCAGTGCCCTGGTTCTGGATCTGACTCCGGGAGAACTCGCTAACCTGCGAAGCGGCCACGACCGACCTACCAACCGGCTTATCTGACGGAGCAGATGCCTTAGTAGGCACCCCATTCTCAGTCAGCCAAGCCGCGCTCTTTGCACTAAAATACGGCGTCTTCGGGGCAGGTAGAAGATCTACCGCCCAACCAGCATTGTCCTTGCGGGACGAGTTGCAGCTTCGACACGCTACCACCATATCCTCCGGAGCTTCTGCAGGAACTCCAGGATTCAAATGGTCATAGGTCGCGCCACGGCCGCCCTTCTGGTTACCCCAGTAAACGACGTTTCCGCACCAACGACATGCATCGCCGTCGCGAGCACGAATTGGCACAATCAACGCACCGTTACGGGTGTCATTACGCCGCCTGTTTTCCCAATCAATCTCCTCTCGTAGGCGCATATGGAACAGGTCTTCATCCTCCACCAAACGATAGGCGATACGCCCATCATCCAGCGGCACCTCACCGGTAAGGTACCCACAGAACGTCGCATCAGCGATGAACTTCTGTGCAGCATCCGGAGTACCGGTGAACTTCAGAATAGAGCCGCGCTCAACAACATAATCAGTCTTGAACGCCGCCGCCTCAACAGCCAAAGCAAGCACCTGACCAAACAGCGACCACATAGACTGCATGCTCGCGCCGGGAATCTCCAGCGCTCGCCACACGATGCGATGCTGAGCGGCTGTGTCTGATACTTTCAGCCAGGGCATGAGGAGGGCTCCTTGCGGTGGTAGTAGTGTAGATCATCGTTCTCTACATCTGGGTCAGAATCAGCAGAACACTGCTAATTAGTGATGTCTTTCTCAATGGCGGCATCCACCAAATCCTCATACATGAGGTCGAGTAGATGCTGGATTTGGGACATGCGCTCGCGTATCTGACGCTGGCGCTTTCCGAGGTTCGCGTTACGCAGCGCCGCCGGCGTAAACGGGGCGAGGCTCTTCTTCGCCTCTTCGACGCGACCGAGTACCTCTGCGGATTCCTGCGGCGCTTCGGCAACTTCATCAGCGAGCGCCGGCGGCGCGGTGAGCGTCATAGGGAGCGTCGGTTCTTCCTTGGGTGCTGCGCCGGGTACTGCGGCGGTGAGTGCCTCTGCGTGTTGGCTTCGGCGGGATGCCTCAAGCTCGCGAATCTGGTTGATTGCTTCGCGGAGGCGGGGGTAGCTGTCGCTGTCTCGCTTCATGCTCATGGAGCGCTGCAGGAGCCCTTCAGTGGTCATGTAGGTTGCAGCGCGGGTTGCTTTGCCGCCGCCGAGGTCTTCGCGCCACTTCCGCTTCCATTTGGCGGAGACGCCGGTGAGGAGGCTGCCTTTGGCGAGCGCGCCGATTGCGTCTGCGAGGTCTGCGTTGTGGACCCAGATGCGGTCTGCGTCGTAGATGTGGCGGATGGGGGTGCCGTTGATGGTGATGTCTCGGTCTGGGTTGGCGATTGGGTGGTAGCGGTTCATGGTGTGTCCTTGGGGTGTGGGTGCTTATTCGGCGTAGTTGGTGTCGTCGTGGGAGTTGGCGTGGAGCTTGGCTTCTTCGCAGAGCTCTTCAAATGCGTCTTGGAGGACCAGGGAGTTGAGTGATTCGACGGCTTTGGTGTTTCTCTGTTTGCAGGTGCCGCATGTGATGCGGAAGCATTTGCCTACGATTTCCCCGTCCCTGGTGAGCTGTAGGACTTCGGNCGATTGCTGTGGCGACTGCGTCGATAACTGCTTTGTTGCGTGCTTTTTCGCCGTGGCGTCCGTCCCAGTAGGCGTGGGTGTGGATGATGTCCTTTTCGCCGGTGGCGGTTCCGTGGACGAATTCGATTGCGATCTTGTGGCTTGCCATGGTGGTGTTTCCTTGGGTGGGGTGTGGAGTGGTGGGGTCCCCCGCCGCCTGTGTGGCTACTGTAGGAAAAGAGTGGCGGCGGGGGAAGCTTATGGGTTGGCCGGCTAGATATTGATGGAGGTTGTCATCATTGCGCGGTAGCGGGCCTTGCCTGCTGCGCGGTTTCGCTGCCAGACTTCAACGTCTGAGGCCTTGTACCATAGGCGGCCGTCATCGTCCTTGGCAGCCGGTCGGAGGCGGATGCCGGCGGCTCGGA